GAGTCCAGTACCATTAGACATTGGGAAGAAGGTTGGGCTACTAACTATACCACCATCAGCAAAGGCTTTAACAGAACCATTCTGGAATACGTTGCCGTAAGCAGAGGCTGTGGTTTGACCACCACCAAAGATTGCCATCGCACCTTTTCTCAAGAGATTACCAATACCCTCAGCAGCAGGTTCAGCCACTTGTTGACGATAAATTGCTAAGAGGATATTACGTAGCATCCCCTTGAAAGCATCTTCTACCGAGGACGACCCATCAATCATAGCCATAAAGCCATTGGTGATATGACCTTCGATGGTTTCCATCATGCTCTTACGTTTTTGTTCAGCTTCTGTGACACGACGAAGTGCGGCCTCTTCTTCAACTAGCTTCTGGATACGTTCTTCTTCTACAGGGGTAAGGTCACGAGTCTTACCTTCCTTGCGGGCAATAATATCCAGAGCCTTCTGTTCAATGTCGAAGTAGCGTTGTGCGCTAGTTTTCTGTTCTTCAGTCATACCAACAAGACGGTTCTTGAGTTTAAGTTCTTCCTCAAGAGATGCCATGTAGCTGCTAAAGTCTTCTTTGGGTGCACCACCAGCAGCACCGCCTTTACGATCACCTTTTATTTTACCCATGGCTGTGAGATACTCTTTCGTGTATCCCATGCCAAGAAGTGTTTCTACATCATATCTATCCAAAGCAGAGCCTTGAACCACAGGCTGGCTCATAACTGCCTCTTCTTTAGATGCCATTGCTTGCATCTGCATAGCAGCCGCTAGAGATATATTCAAATCAGCAGCCAGTTTAGCAGCAGCTTTAGCAGCGGCATCTACTCCAGATGCCATATCCACACCACCGAGACGCAAGGCCTCAAAAGCAGCTTGGCCAATCTCTTCTTTTATTGCCTGTGTGTTTTCTTGAAGCGAAATAAAATTATTAACACTATCATCCACAGCTTTCTGAAAAGACGTTTGCTCTGCAGTTAATGGAATATAAGCCTTATGAGTTCTTGAAACGGCAGAAGTTATATCGTCAACAGAAGTTACAACCCTAGCAGCAGCAGAACGCATCTTGCCTATTTCTTCCAAAGCACGGGCTATGGGGGCTGGTATTCTTTCACCCTCTTTGTAGATAGAGGCAAAGTAGTCTAGGATTGACTGTGAGTTATCTCTTATCTCAACGAGGCTGCTAGAGTTCTGCAGTTTATCTAACATATTGTTAAAATCAGCCGCTTGCTGTGGCAACAGGCCAAGTTCTGCAGCAGCATCTTTTGCTTCTTTACCCAGCTCTAGCATCGTCTCCGGGGTTATTGCCAGTTTAACGCCGGGTTTTGTGACTTGCGTATTAAACAGAGTTTGAGTTTTTATTAATACATTGTAAGAATCTACTGCATCATCTAATGCCGATCCTATATCTAACAAAGGCCCAGTGTTTAGATTGTCAAAAGCCCTAGAAATCGCTGCACCTGCAAGTAATTCTGCGGTATACCTAACTTGATCTGCAAACTGACCAAACTCTCCCTGTAAATCTGCTGTGGTTGCAGATGCAGTTTCAGCATAACTTCTGTAGTCCCTTAAAGCCCCAGTTATTTTAGATACAGAATCAGTGGCTTTTTCTGCAGAACCACTTGTACGCATAAATGCAGCGCCAATAGCAGTAACAAGTGGGATACCAATTCCAAGGGCGGTTGAAAGACCAATCAAAGCGCCCGTAGATATTCCAAGTGATGGCCCAAGTAAGGGTAGAATACCAACAAGTTGAGTTGCCTGCTGTCCAAATGCAACAAGTGGATTAGTCCCTGATTGAACTTGAACTAAGAAGTCACCAATCTGATAACCCGCTTGCTGAGTGACAACGCCAAGTTGATTAGAACCTTTAGTAGCGGCCATTTGAGCCTGATTAAACCTACTGAATACACCAATACCCTTGGCATAATCATTATTCAACCTCTCCACTGCAGCAGATTGTTGTGCGGCACTAATTATACCAGCCTTGCGGGCAATGGCTAGATCATTCATCTCTTTGGAGTACAACTCCATTGCAGTATGACCTTGGATATACTTATGCCGAAGCCTGTCTAAAGTGGCTTCTTGTTGCTTGGCCGCAGCCGCTGCAACTTTTTGCGCAGCTGCCTCTTCCCGAAGTCTTTGCTCTTGAAGAGCGAGAACAGTGGCAGAACGCTTACGTGCTTGATTAAGACGTTCCTGCGCTGAACGAGACCTCTCTTGCGCTTGTTCTGCTTGACGCAGGCCATCTACATATCGGTCGATAAACGCCTTATTAGCTTGCCAAGACTTGCCGTTATTATCAAGTGTTCTACGGAGTTCTTTAAGGGCTGTATTAAATTGTTGATCACTTATGCGGCCAGCATCAAGCGATTTGCTGAGAGACTTAATGGTGTTCTCAAGTTTGACAGTACTTTTAGTTGCACTAATAATACCCTCATTACCGAGAACCTCCATTACAATTTGAATATCAGCCATTGGCTACCCCCATATAAACTCTGTCGAGCCTCATAATTGTCTTTACTTCCCACCCGGACAGAGGGGTGTCGGTCAGTTCTTTGTAGTCTTTTATGTCGCTATAGCTAATAGGATTAGGGCCACTAAAGCCCATACTACGGCTACCACTCAAACTAATAAAGGCAGACCAAACGTGTTCAAGAAGCGGTGGGAAGTTTGTCGGGGGTTCCAATGCTTCAGGTCTACGTCCAGTCTGCCTCTCTACTTGTTCTAGGTGTTCTCGTTCTGTAATGCCATCCTTGTCAGGCTTATTGAGCTTAAACTGATGTTCTGCCCAATCACATAGCTGACAAGTTAGGCTTTCATAAAATCCAGAGAAGACTCAATAGCCTCCTCAATCTGGGCTTTAATCCAAAACACACTGTCGTAAATCTCTTTAGCCTTAGCGACAGTCAGCTTGGGAACCTCACCACCATAAGTGATATTCCACCCTTTGGTAGTTTTAGCTAGAGTATCAAGAGTAGCCTCTTCAATCTCTTCTGCTGTAATCTCATTTTTGCCCTTCTGTTGCATCTTCTTAAGACGCTTGTTAGTCATCTCGTGGAGTACTTTCTTGTACTCTTTAGAGTGTGGGGCATAAATGGTGACAGTCATATCGGATTTGTCTTCGTTCTTTAGAACTTCACCAGTAGCCGGGTGCTTAATGGTAACGACAATCTCATCACTTTTGGGAGTAAGGTCTAATAAGTCCATTCGGGTATTCCTTTAATTGTCAGGGTTATCGGGTTAAGGTTTAATAGTGGGGAGAGCTAGACCCGACACCAGCCCTCCCCTCCCTACGTAGGGATTCTGTTAAGCAGGCCGAGTGATAGTCAAGTTCGACTGCTCTGTGCTGTCGTATAGTGCAACAAACGACATGCTAATGATACGGCTGGTGGGGCCATCTACGCCAACGTCAGCCGAGTTAATCTTAACTTTGGGGAACAAGAAGGTGTAAGCATTAGTACCAGTAGGATCGTCTACCGACACTTCAATCTCAGTTTCAGTCTCGTTCAGGAAGCGGTTGATCAGTGCTGCATCTTCAAAGTAAGCAGTCAGAGTGCCTTCTACCTCGGCACGGCCATACTCAAGGCTAGGCGCACTGTCGTCACCAATCACGAAGGTAGGTGCGAAAGAGTTCGTCAGGGTGAAGTCCATGCCAGTTACGATAGCAACAGCCGACGATGCACCTACGTTACCGATTGCCAAGTCACCACTGTAGCTATCAAAGGGTGCAGCACCCGAAGCAGCAGCAACAGTCTTCTCAGTGGCGCTGATAGTCATGTCCTTACCTACGATACCGAAGGTGGTTGTAACCATCTGGTTAGGGGCCAACGACACAGCCATAGTGTTTACAGCACAACCAGTGAATAGACGAGCTTGGTCGATGTCCGTTGCGTAGTCTTCAAAGGTCAGGAACTTAGGAGTTGTGCCAACTTTAATCACGTTAGTCGAGAAGCTGGACAGCATTGCCGATTCAATCAGATCATCATAGTCTGCATCACGCAGGTCAACTACAATATCACCAGCAGTCTGACGGTTGCCATGACGATCAACACGGGGCATACGGTCAGGCTGGATTTCATTACCAGCAACACGATCTTTGGTCAGGTTCAACGAGTGGGTGTTGAACGGTACGTTAGTATAAGTGCTTGCAGCAGTGCCGAAAGTCGATTCGACACCATAAGCAAGGCGGGAGCGAGAGCCTTGTGCAAAAGCCATATTGTTATTCTCCTATAGGATTACTTGTAGCAATACCAACCGATATTGACTGGTATCATGTAAAAGGCACCATCAATCTCACCTAGCTCACGTTCGGCATAGCGGATAGAAACGTGCGTGACATTATCAAGCAATGTCCGACCACCACTTTCTAGAACAATGAAAGCCTCATCTTCCGTAAGAAGGGCATCATTTACATTGTCGTAATAAATAGAAGTGGTAGCCTCAAAAGCGTCAATAATTTTATTAGAGAGGATGTCACCATCCCGTGGGCCAGAGCCTTCCGGTACGTTACATTCTACTCGGAAAACACCTTGATAATACATTTGAGGGTTAAGCCCACGAACAGCAGGCTCACGTCGAGTAGGAAGCAATCTGGGTTTCACATACGATTGCCCAGTGACGGGAGTAAAGCTAAAGTTTTCCCAAGCAATAGAAGGTACGTCAGTGACGTTGCTTAATGTTACCTCAAAGGCAGAACGAATGTCGTCATATACGGATGCCATTATCTAAACCTATCTTTAGTTCTGAGGAACACTGCATGTTTTGCTTCTACAACATTAGCATGTGGCGCACGGTTACGTAGGGTGAAACCATTGCTTTCTAAGGGATCAATAGCCCTCACATCAGCACGCAGTCTTGCAGCTTCTTCTTCCTTCTTGGCAGCTTTAGCACCCTCTGGTAGTTCATTCTCTCTAGTGCCTGCAGCCATGTCTGCCGCAAAAGGAGAGGTTCTACCACGACCACCACCAGCACCACGAGACACTACAGAAAAAGACTCAACAAACTTACCAGAATAAACAGGACTGATAGCTACTGCGTAAGAAACAACTTCTTCACCCTTCGCCCAAACCTTCTCTTTTACTTGGTTCTGCAGTTGATCCATTTTCTTGTAGAAGGATTGGTTAATGGTAATCTGTTTAGCCATATTAGTCCTCCAAGTGACAGAGGTAACAAATGGCAGTACCGTTAGAGAAAATAATAGTTACGTGGTTAATTACGTATGTCGTACTACCACGCACGATAGTGTCTTCGTCAGTAGGTTCTACAGCCAAGCCTAAAGCAGGAATGACACAACGACGCATATCCTTTACAATCTGATCAATAGGCTCAGACGTGGCATTATAGATATAGCCAGTAAAGCTGTAGTCAGTAGTAGAAGAACCACTTACACCACCTGTAGTAGGATCATAAGTGCCAGTCGTTGTCGTCTTCTTTAGAGTTAGAGTTTCACCGAAGTCCCTTACAAGACGTAGAAGGTCAGAGGATCGAAAGTACATGAAAGTCCC